TGAGCATTTAGGTCATGCAGAGCGGGTAATTGTTCATAAAGACAAGACAACTATAGTTAATGGTTACGGTGATTCCGAAGTTGTACAAGAACGCATTGAGGCCTTAAAAATTGAAATAGACTCATGCCAATCGGATTACGATCGTGAAAAATTGCATGAGCGATTAGCTAAGATGATCGGCGGAGTTGCTGTAATTAAAATCGGTGCTGGCTCTGAAATTGAAATGAAAGAAAAGAAAGATAGGCTCGATGATGCATTAAATGCAACTAAAGCAGCAGTGCAAGAAGGAATTGTACCAGGCGGCGGAATTACATTATTGAAATATGGTAATGACCGAATTGTTGCAGGCATAGAAAATGATGACCAAGCAGCGGGTGTTGACATTGTACGTAAAGCAGTGCAATCACCTTTCAATGCAATTATCGAAAACGCTGGATTAAATGCCGAAGTACTTCGAGATAAAATTGATTATCATAAAAATATTACTAATGTTGGATTTAATGCTCGTACAGGATATTTTGTAGATATGTTGGAAGAGGGTATTGTCGATCCAGTTAAAGTAACAAGAACAGCATTAGAAACAGCGGCATCAGTCGCAGGAACAATGTTAACGACAGAATGTGTAGTAGTTGAAATACCAAACGAAAATGACAAAACCAGCAACAATATTTGATCATTTAGCAAACATTACATTTAAGAAAACATCTTGGGATTCATTGACAGAAGCCGATCAGAAATCATTTAGTCCATATCTGATTAATCGTTGGTTATCAATGAATCCTGATTTTATCGAATTGGTTGATATGTTTCAACAGTATACAATTGGACCTTTAGATAAAAAGCATGTATATCAATTGTATTGTGATTTCTTACCAAAACAAAAAACATTTGCTAAATACATTAAAGGTAAAAAGACTAGTGATTACAATAAAGAGTTAGTACAATTTATTGCAGACCATTATATGATATCTCTTAGAGAGTCTGAACAATATATTGAATTCTGGAAAGATAATGATACTCAAACATTAATTGCTTTGTTAAAAAAATACGGTAAAACAGAAAAGGAGATACAGTCATGGCTAAAGTAGCAATAATAAAAGATAGAAAGACCAAAGTTCAATTCACTGAAAGAGTAGATCATCCAGAACATTATGGTGGCGATGACAATCCATATGAAGCAATCAAAGTTATTGAGGCTTGGGATTTAGATTTTAATTTAGGAAATACTGTCAAATATATTTCTCGAGCTGGTAAGAAAAATGTGGATACTGAATTGGAAGACCTGCATAAAGCGTTATGGTATTTAGAAAGAGCAATTGATAAATTATCTGATAAATAATTTGGTACTTTGCAAAGTATTTATTATATTTAAGTATGCATAAGTTAATAAAGTTTAATCTCAGAGAACCGAAGAGCGGAGAAAAGAAGATATCATATTCGCAATTTGCAATGTATGAAAAATGTCCTAAGTCATGGGAATTGACATATATTCAAGGACATAAACAATTTTCTCAGAATATCAATACTTTATTCGGTACTGCCTTTCATGAAACGTTGCAACATTATTTAACAGTAATGTATACTGAAAGTGTAAAGAAAGCGGATGAATTAGATATTGAAAAAATGCTATTAGAAAAAATGCAGTCTTTATATAAAAAGGCTGTAGAGGAGATGGGTGAGCATTTTTCAAATAAATTTGAATTGATTGAATATTACGAAGACGGTATTGCTATTCTTAATTATATTAAACGTCATCGAGCTAAATACTTTTCACCAAAGAACGAAGAATTGATTGGCATCGAAGTGCCTATCTATCATCCAATTGGCGAAGATACCCCGATATTCATGTTAGGATATTTAGACGTTGTATTACGAGATAAGCGAACAGATCATAAAAAGATCATTGATATCAAGACCAGTAATATGGGTTGGAACAAATACCAAAAGGCAGATAAGATAAAAGCGTCGCAGTTGGTATTATACAAAGAATATTACGCAAAACAATTTGGATGGGACCCAGAGAAGATTGATATTGTATATATGATCGTTAAGCGTAAATTAATTGAAGGAGCAATGTTTCCTCAAAAACGTGTACAAGAGTTTATTCCTGCAAGTGGTAAGCCTACTCGTAATAAATTAAATCAATCAATTGAGTCATTTGTTAAGTCATCGTTTAAGGATGACGGTACATATAATGACCAAAGAGAATATCCAGCAATTGCTGGTAAAGGAAAGAAAAACTGCAAATATTGTGAATTTGCTAATAAAGAAGATTTATGTCCAATTGCCAAACGAATTTGTGTATGAAAATTGCAATTATTGGAAGCCGAACATATGAAAATACACGTAAGATAAAAACATTGCTTACTGATTTAAGACGACGGTTTGGTGATGAGTTGACAATTATTTCCGGTGGAGCTCCGGACGGTGCTGATAAGTATGTAAAAAAATTTGCAATTGAATTTGGCATTGATTATAAAGAATATAATCCAGCTCATACACCAAAAAATTTATACAGTGCAATGTCAGAACATTACTATGGTAAGCCATATCACGTGTCTCAATTTCATCATCGTAATAATCTAATAGCAAAAAATTGTGATATGTTGATTGCATTAATTCCAGAAGGTGATAAAGCTAAAGGTTCGGAAAGTGCAATTCAATCAGCGCAAAAGCATAATAAAAAAGTGGTTATACTAACCTAATAGTATATTTATATAAAAGTTACAAGGAGTAAAATGCAACAAATACAGTTACCAAAGCTTCGGAAGATCGATCCGAACAGGCCAAAGAAAAAGAAAATATTATTGTTATCCGATGACTTACGAATGCATTCTGGCATTGCCACTATGTCTCGTGAATTTGTCATTGGTACATCTCATGAATATGATTGGGTGCAATTAGGTGCCGCGATCAAACATCCAGATGAAGGTAAAGTATTTGATATATCTGCCGATGTTAATAAGGAAGCCGGCATTGATAATGCATCAGTAAAAATATATGCCTGTTCTGGTTATGGCAATCCGCAAATATTACAACAGGTAATGAACGCTGAGCAACCAGATGCTATTCTACATTTTACAGATCCTCGTTTTTGGATTTGGTTGTATCAGATAGAACATACAATACGTCAGCATATTCCAATCATGTATTACAATATCTGGGATGATCTTCCGTATCCACATTGGAATGAATCATATTACGAGTCATGTGATTTAATAATGAACATTTCAAGACAAACACAGAACATTGTAAAAAACGTGTTAAAGAAGTTTCCAAAACCAGATTGGGCAGTACAATGGGTACCTCATGGTGTGAATTCAAAACGATTCTTTCCAATTGATAAATCGCATGCTCAATGGCAAGAATATGATACATTTGTTAACAATTTTAATAACGGCGTTCGACCAGAATTTATTTTGTTTTGGAACAATCGAAATATTAGACGAAAACAGCCAGGCGATGTTATATTAGCATATAAACATTTCTGTGATAAGTTAACGCCAGAAGAAGCTAAAAAATGTGTATTGTTTATGCATACTCAACCAGTTGATGAAAATGGTACAGATTTATATGCAGTAAAAGAAGCGGTATGTCCTAATTATACAATCATATTTAGTACAATGCCAGTCGATGCTAAGACATTGAATTTTTATTATAACATTGCCGATGTAACAATTAATATTGCATCGAATGAAGGATTTGGTATTTCATGGTGTGAATCATTACATGCTGGTACACCTATCATTAATAATGTAACCGGTGGGTTGCAAGATGGTTGTAGATTCCAAGATGATAAAGGAGAATGGATTGAATTTACAACTGAGTTTCCTACAAATCATGATGCGACATATACAGAACATGCTCCATGGACAATACCGGTATTTCCATCTAATCGTTCATTACAAGGTTCTCCAATGACACCTTATATATTTGATGACCGTGTAGACTTTAAGCAAGTAGGTGATGCTATGTGGATGTGGTGGAGACAGTCAAGAGAAGAACGAAAATCAAAAGGAATGCTAGGACATAAATGGGTTAATGGTAATGAATCGAATATGTCAGCAAAAAGAATGTCAGATCGTTTCATTGAATGTATTAATGACTGTTTAGGAAACTGGACTCCGCGTGAGAAATTTAGATTATATAAAATTGAACGAAAACAAACAATTGAAACCCCAGGAGTAATATGAAACCATTTATAGTAGTACAAGGACCGGTAGCTACAAGATCCGGTTACGGTAATCATACTAGAGACCTAGTATTAAGTTTAATTAAATCTGATAAATATGATATTCAGATTGTATCATTGCCATGGGGTAACACTCCTACAAATGCATTAAGATCTGATAATCCAGAACATGTAATGATTTTGCAAAGAATTGCTACTCAGAACATAACCAGGCAACCCGATGTGTTCATTCAAGTGTCAGTTCCGAACGAATTTCAAGCGCTTGGCAAATATAATATCGGTGTAACAGCTGGTATTGAAACAAATCAGGTATCGCCAGAATTTATTGAAGGCTGTAATCGAATGGATTTGATTATAACAACATCTGAACATTCCAAACAAGGATTTTTGCAATGTACATATGATAAATTAGATTCTAATACAAATCAAAAAATCGGAGCATTGAAATTAGAAAAACCAATTGAAGTTTTATTCGAAGGATTAGATACAAATGTATATAAACAAACAAATAAAATTCATGAATCAATTGAAATGCAATTATCTCAGATCACTGAACCATTTGCATTTTTATTTGTAGGCCATTGGCTCCGTGGTGATATCGGCCAAGACAGAAAAGATATTGGAATGTTAATTAGAACATTTGCAGAGACATTCAAAAATAAAGCAAAACATAACAGACCAGCATTAGTATTAAAAACAAGCCATGCCGGATTTTCTATAATGGACAGAGACGAAGTAATGAAGAAAGTTCAGATCTTACTCGAACCATATGGTACTAAAGCTCCTAACGTGTATTTGTTACATGGTGATTTGTCCGATGAAGAAATGAATTCATTATATAATCATTCAAAAATTAAAGCGTTGATATCATTTACTAAAGGTGAAGGATTTGGACGACCATTGTTAGAATTTACGGTAACCGGCAAACCAGTGATTGCATCAGGTTGGTCTGGCCATGTTGATTTTCTTAAACATTCTATTTTATTACCTGGTGATTTAACAGAGGTACATCATACAGCTGCCGATCAATTTTTATTAAAAGGTTCTAAATGGTTCACTGTTAATTATCAATATGCAATGCATGTTATAAAAGATGTATATGAAAACTATAAAGAATACATTCCATCTGCAAAAAAACAAGCCAGATATAGTATTGATAACTTTAATTTGCAAATGATGGACACATTGTTCTGCCAACTAGTCGATAAAGGTTTAGATGGCGTTCCAAAACAAGTTCAATTGAAATTACCAACTCTTAAAAAGGCAGAGCCTATGAGTACGCCTACAATTACGTTACCAAAATTAAAAAAGGTTGAAGCATGAAATTAGATTACGATGAAAAATCACCAATAACAGGAAATCAATGTGTTCTTGTTGAAACAGATGAACATACAGGATTAACATCATATATGTGTATGGAGTCCGGATTCACTTCTCATGAGAAATTAACTATTGATTCAGAATATACGCAAAAATACGAAGAAACAATTACTCAATTAATGCGCGATGTTAAGCATATCGATCAGGAACGAGGATTAGTTTGGTATCCTTCATTTATACATATAAATGGTGTTGGTATGTTATATACAATTGGTAACACTGCATCAGATATGCAATGGCAAATGGCACAAGTAGTTGATATTACAGGTGATGAACGATTGAAATATCCAGTACCTGGTAAAGAAAATGAATATTTTACTAGCCGATTAGATGTTGAAAATGCATTGACATTTGATGCAATGAATTTTGAAAATGCTTTGGATGCGTTATATACAGCAGCAGCTGAATTAATGGCAAATAACGAGGCACAATGAAAATAAGTTATGCCATAACAGTTTGTAATGAGTTTATTGAAATACAACGACTATTAAGTTTTTTATTGTCATATAAACGTACTCATGATGAAATTGTTATTCAAATGGATTTGTCTTTAGATGACCTTATCAATCAACCTGATGATAAAAAGCAAGTATTTGCATATATCATGAAACATCAAGAACAAGGACATTGCCGAGTCATTTTCAAACCATTGAATAACAATTTTGCCGAATTTAAGAATCATTTAACTAACCAATGTACCGGAGATTATATATTTCAAATCGATGCAGATGAAATGTTAGATTCATATATGATGCAATATCTTCCAGCTGTTTTAGAATCAAACCCAGATAATGATGTGTATTTGATAGCACGTGTTAATACAGTAGAAGGCATGACACAGGATCATATGCAACAATGGGGCTGGACAGTAAATGAACATGGATGGATAAATTGGCCGGATTATCAATGGCGTATTTGGAAAAACAAACCTGAGATAAAATGGATCAATAAGGTGCATGAGAGATTAGATGGATTCAAAACGTATGCTACCTTACCAATGGATAGATTATTAGCATTATATCATCCAAAAACAATTGAACGACAAATAAAACAAAATGAATACTATGGAACGTTATAAAGTAGGAATTATTGGAAATGGCTTCGTAGGAGAAAGCCAGGCCTTTGCATTTTCACCAATTGCAGATGTACGTATATATGATATCGATCCGTTAAAATCGACTACAACATTAGAAGATGTGCATACATGTGATTTCATATTTGTTTGTGTACCAACGCCTATGAAGTCTTCGGGAAACCAAGATCTATCATATGTCGATTCGGTGTTTGAACATGCAAACTCAGGACCTGTATATATTATTAAATCGACAGTATTGCCTGGTACTACTAAACAGCTACAAACAAAATATAAAGATCTTAATATTATATTCAATCCAGAGTTTTTAACTGAACGAACTGCAAAATTAGACATGTTAACTCAGGCACGTATTGTACTCGGCGGAGAACGTGAAATGACTAATAAAGTTGAACTGTTATATTCAAGTAGATTCATGAATAGGCATTTTATTCATACAGATTCGACAACAGCGGAACTTATCAAATATATGAACAATTCATTTTTTGCAACTAAAGTATCTATCATGAATGAATTTCATCGTCTATCAAATGCATTAGGAGCAAATTGGAATGATGCATTATATGGATTTGCTTCTGATGGTAGAATTGGTGATTCGCATTTACATGTACCTGGACCAGATGGCAAATTAGGTTATGGTGGTACATGCTTTCCAAAAGATGTAAATGCAATTGTAACATTAGCAGAAGAATTAGGCACGCCGTTAAACACCATCGCCGCTGGCTGGAAAACTAATTTAGAAGTCCGGCCAGAACAAGATTGGAAAGAAATGAAAGGAAGGGCTGTTAGTGAATAATATGAAACAAGTTATAATATACAATCAACTTGATGTTGAATATCATGGCGGAAAACGATATGTAAACGAAGAATTATTTCGTTTTTTACAATGCCAAATTGATATTAGTTTACATTTAGGCTGGGTCCCAGAGGACATTATTATTGGTACTAATTTTGATTTTGAATACCGAGGTGTTAAGAATCATCATTTAACAAATATATGTACATGGAGCGGATTTAATAACTTTTGGTTTGGAGCTCTAGAGTTATTACAGAACGGTGTAATTACAGATAATTTTTGGTTACATGATCATGATAGCTGGCCTATTCGGAAATTTGATTTTCCAGAATATAACGGCGAAATTGCAGGTTGTGAATATATAGGTACAGAACAATGGAATTGCGGTTCAATATATTGCAAAAAAAGTTGTACTGATACATTAGAATACATCGTCGATACATTGATGTTAAATAAAGAAGTGATAGTATCATCCGATGAAATTATTATTTCTCATTTACGTGCCTATAGTCCAATTAAAAATAAATTGACATCGATCAACACGACATATAATGTAGGTGTAACTCATGGCCCATTACGGTTAGCAGCCGCATCTAAACCAGTCAATGTATTATCATTTAATCCTGGCATTGATGCCGGCCGAAAGCGATTAATGGATACTGGATTGTATAATGAAATTCCTAAAGACATTTTAGAAATTTACCAGAAGTACTTTTCTAATTTGGTTAATTGAAAAAAAATATTAAATTAAGTGTATGAATAATTTTTCGTATAATCAATATCAATGTATAATCGATCGCATAAATTCTAACATGCCAATTGTTAATTTTGATCAGGTACATTTTGGTATGGACAAATATTGCGTGATCCGCCATGACGTTGAATTTTCTATACAACGAGCTTTAGATCTTGCACGATTTGAAAATAGTATTGGTATTTCATCGACATATGTTTTTCAAGTATGTAACAATAACTATAATCCGTTTTCATATAAAAATAAAGAACAGATTTCTGAAATTGTTAAATTAGGACATGATATTGGAGTACATGTACATTTAGGAAATTTTGATCATCAATTTGAAGACGTCCGGCATTATATAATTAAACAAGCGCAGCAGTTATCATCTGCGTTGGATTATCCTATCAATCGGTTTTCAATACATCGGCCATATGTCGAACACCTTAAAAATGTTATCAATATACCAGGTTTCATTAACATGAGTGATGAATTATATTTTACATATACAGATGATTATACTATTTACGATTTGCCAGTATTGTATTTAGCTGATTCAAATCATGCATGGAAATATGGGCATCCGTTAGAGATTGATTTTTCAAGAATATCTAAATTGCAATTAAATTGTCATCCATTTAGTTGGACAGAAAAAGGCTTGGATAATTGGAATAATTTTCTTATATTAACTAAAGAAAAACAGGAAGAAGCTTTGGTATCTATTAACGAAGAAATAAAAACATATCCAAAAGATTTATATATACAAGAACAAACAAAGTTAAATTATGATTGATAAATTATTTATATACAATACTATTGATTCGATTCCGAATAAAGATATTGCAAAGAATACTACTAGTAAAAAATTCAAACAAGACTTAGTAGATTTTTTTTATGATAAAAAATATTCATCAATGATTGAATTTGGAAGTTGGCAAGGAAATTCGTCTCTGATATTTTCATATCTATTTGAATCGGTATTAGGTTTAGAACTGAGTAAAGATAATATTGCAATATCTAATGAACGATGTAAAGACCGGCAAAATGTCAAATTTTTAGAATTCAACGCCTATTCAGACTGGAAATCATTACCTAAAGCTGATGTATTAAATTTAGATGCAATGCATGATATTGACGGTGTCATATATATGATAACTCAAGCAGCTCAGTATTATTCTGAGGCTATAATTGTTATGGATGACTATGGCCATATCGGAGGCACTATAAAGCCAGTCATTGATGGATATATTGAAAACGGGTCAATTGAAGTTATTAAATGGATTGGTGAAGATAAAGGTTTTTGTGCTGCAAATGGAAAAGTGTTTATTGATAAAGAAGGATTAATTTTTAAGTTTAAGATATGAAAGTTGCATATTTAATGAACGGTGTTATTGGCGGATTATCTGGTAAAAATTATGAAGGATGTGATGATATCTCAATACAAAAACAGATTATACAATACACATCTCGTACACATCATATGTTAATACAAGATAATGTTGAAATAGATTATTTTATATTTTCTTGGGAACCTGATTTACATGATACGTATATTAACGTATATCAACCTAAAAAAATTAAATCTCAGTCACAGATTAAATTTGATATGCCTGATCATTATAAAGATGTAGCAGATAATCCTCGAGTGCAGGCACATTATTCCAGATGGTATGGTGCCAAAGAAGTATTAAATCTTTTATTAGAGTATATACGAGAAACAAATACAACATATGATTTAGTAATTAATACTAGACTAGATTTATGTTATCAACAATCTATCAATCTTAAAACATATGACAATGCAAAATTTCATATAGCCAGACCAGTCAATGATAAAAAATATAACTGGCCAGATAACATGGAAGTATCTGATCGTTTTTTTGCTAGCTCATTAGAGAATATGACTAATTTTTTACAATTATTTAACTTTCTAAATGAATATACATTGCCAGGCCAATGTCAACAATGGAAATTAATATCAAGTCATTTCTTAGCAGTATGGCATTTGCAGAAAATAGGATTGTTAAACGAATCAATTATAACAGAATCTATAACTGAATATGACGGTGGTTATAATGATAGTGTAGATTATTATATTTTTAGATATAAAAATTTAACAGTGCAACAATTAAAGGATAAAGTATGAACTATATGGAACAACGCCCATGGGGTGAATTTGAAAATTTATTAGATGTAGATTTTTGTAAGGTAAAACGTATCACGATTAAGCCTGGCCAGGCACCGAGTTATCAATATCATTATAAACGAAGTGAGGTATATGTTATTATAAAAGGAAAAGCTTTGATAAAATTAAATGATGTTGAGCAGGAATACAATG